GGGGCTAACATCCATTGGATGTACGCATGGTGCGGTTTCCCCGTATCTACTGAAGGTAGTTGGAATCCAACCACCAACAAAAGGTAGAATACGGCCTCATACACTATCCTTTACATTGTTACTATACCAAGTAACAATGTTGGTTGGAGGATAGGCTATGAATCTACATTTTCAAACGGCTTTGTCCGGGAGAATATGTTGGTCATAGCACGTGTGAGAAGACTTTTTCTTCCCAGGAGGGTTTCTATGTTAGTCGAAAACAGTACTTTACCATCAAGTACGAAGTCAAGGGTGAACCAACACCCTGATCTGGTGACTTTGACTAGCGGTTTACAACGTTTGTACCGCTATCAATCACCAGTCACGACGTACTACGATGAAGTACCGGATCCTACAGGACTATTTTTCTCTAATGAGGAAATAGTTAGTGAGAAAGGTAGCGCGTTCTTTAAGAACTGCTACCATTTCAAAACTGTAAGATCTATCAAGGGTAGCCAGAAATACTGGATTAACCAGAATTTTCCTGGTACTACCTCACCTAACTATAGTGCCATACGGTTTCCGAACTGGTATTACGCATTAGCGTATAATACAGTACCCGGACACCCAGGCAACCCTACCTACGGTTCAGTTACCATTCAGCTTAACGACCTGAATGCCTCACTCTCAAGAGCTTACTATAGTATGCTCCCAAGGATGGAGGATGTAACTGGCGGCGTAAACATTGTCAACTTCATCCTTGAATTAAAGGATGCGAAGATGATGTTTAGCCTGTGGAAGAAATCGTACGGAGTTCTGAAGAATCTCTCAGCGGGCGTATTGAATTATTCATACGCTTGGCGTCCCTTCATCCAAGATCTCATACAATTTCATAATGGTTTAACCAAAATGAAAACGTATGTCGATCGCTGGAATAGAGACGCTAAGGAGGGTACAATTTATACCCGCCATGCTGACCTAACGGCTTATGTATGGACGAACGATCAAAGTAGTAGTTCAACTACTACTGATTCGTCCTGGGGTGTCTGGTGTAACGATCACGTTAAAAAAGACACCTACATAAGGAGTTATTCAGAAGCAGTTAGTGTTAAAGCACATTTGTACTTTAAACCTAACAAGCTAGACCTCTCCGGTCTCAACAAGCTCGCAGCATATTTTGATGTTGCGGGGTTAGGTGATCCGCTTTCCATTATCTGGGAAGCGATCCCTTTCTCATTCCTTGTTGATTATTTTGTTTCGGTTGGAAGATTTTTAAGTCAGTTTGATCATGACTTCTTAATCACTCCAATCACAGTGGTGGATTTTGGTTACTCTGTAGAGAGTGACCAGGTTTACCACTGTACACGAAACATCCAGATTAAGAGGAGTAGCACAGGTGCTATTACCACTTTCTCTGGGACGCCGGCGTTTTACAAACGTAGTGTCTACGAGCGTAAGCGTCTGGGCGTGCCATCCTTTGCAGGAGGCATATCACAGAAGGTAGATCTTGGTATGTTACAGGTGCATTGGCCTACGTTAAGGCAAATGTTCCTAATGGCGAATTTGGCGAATGTTTTACGAAAGTAACATTCTTCTACCAATCTTCAACCACTTAACCAAGGAGTCTACAAGCTATGAGCTTCGCAGACCAATTGGTGCTGCATGATGCAGCACATTCTGCTCAGAACTTTGACCTTGTGTCAATGGAGTCGAGCAGTAATTCGACGAAAACGGTACGAAGAGACGCGACTCGCCCCCTTAATGAGCCGATGGGCATTTCAATTGCTCACACGCTCAGTAAGGACGGTAAGACCGTCAATTCTGTGGTTTTCATCGAGTGCACTGAGTTGGGAGCTGATAATATCACGCTCGGCAACGGACGTGCACAGTTGAAACTCACTTACCGGAACGACGTCATCGGGGCCGCTGTCATGCAGGACCTGATTAAGAAACTGGTAGAGTTCGTTGTTGCGAACGATACCTTTACTTACTCAGAGACCAACACAGACAAGCTCCTTAACCGAGAAGGTTAAACCCAATTTATACCTTGGTAGGTATTATTGGTCCGCTAGCTATATGTTGAGACTCGAAGGATTCCCATGTTAAATGGCAATCAAACAAGTCTTGGCCCATTATGGGTCAACTTGGCTAAGCGGCTTCTCATTTCACAGACGGATGTAGCCACCTTTAACAAGCGGTTGCATCACGAGGGCATTAACTTCCTTACTAAGACTTTACCTTCTTTAGGTAAATGCTTAGATAAGGCGTTGATAACGGGCGAGAACTTCTTTAATGAAGCTCGCTTCGTTAATTACAAAGGATCGGCACTTCCTGAGTTCTTGAATGATCTATTTTACAAGATATTCAAGAGCGATGGAAGTTTACGAACCAATGTAAACCCTCGGCACATCAAAGTAGTACGTCAACTCACGTTGATGTTCTACAAACTCGAGGTGGACTATGAAGAAGATATACTTAAGTCTGCTTTCGCTGACTTTTGTACTCGTGATACTGCTCTCGATTCCCCAATATTTGATGTGGGAATGGCAGACGAATATCTGCAGAGAGCAAAGGAACAGATCTGTCGTGTCTTACCCCAAAGAGGGTGTAAAACCGCAGAACTGGTACCACGCCATGGTCCTGGAGCGACAGCCTGTCGTTCAAAGCCATGGGACAAGTATCATAAAGCCCCCCGGTTTATTGAAAAACTTCATCAAGTTTTTCCTTACGAGGAGCTTTTCTTCTTCAATGCAACGCATCTGGCCGATGAGCTTGATAAGCTCTTGGACTCTGCGGACCTCCACCAGCCTACTTCACGTATCTCTGCTGTCCCAAAAGACAGTAGAGGCCCTAGGCTCATTTGCATGGAGCCTAGGGAAAACCAGTACGTGCAGCAGGGTCTGATGCGGAGAATCTACAATATTGTAGAATCTCATCCTTTAACACGTGGTCGTGTAAATTTTACCGATCAGAATGTTAATAGAGATCTAGCTCGCTATGCGTCCGAAAGTGGACACTATGCCACGTTAGATCTTAAGGATGCATCAGACAGGGTGCGGTGGGACCTAGTAGTGGCCCTGTTCCCATTTTTATGGGTTCGTGCGTTTCACGCATGCCGCACAGAGTACGTAGAATTCCCTGATGGAAGTATATTCGGCCCATTGAACAAATTTGCTCCAATGGGATCCGCAGTATGCTTCCCTGTAGAGGCCCTCGTTTTCTGGGCTCTACTGTCTGGGAATGTATGTACTGATGTGTACGTCTATGGTGATGATATCATCCTACCAACAGAGCATGTAGAACATGCTATTACGCTCCTTGAATCATTTGATCTCAAGGTAAACGTTAGTAAGTCCTGTTACAAGACTCCTTTTCGTGAGTCTTGTGGAGGAGATTACTTCCGTGGCTTTGATGTTGGTTACATCAAAGTGCGTAGGTTGTTGGGTGATTCTATCAATTCTCACATGTCCGTTGTAGGTTTCGTTAACGAAATCATACAACACTATGGTAGCGATGTGGCTGGGGGACTTATGTCTTATGTTGACTCCATTTATGGGGTCCACTTTAGGACATTGAGTGACCTGCCACTATCGTACCGCTGTAGTTTTACTGCTTCTAACAATGTCTTTTTTAAGAGACGCTGGAACAAGCATCTACAAAAGTACGAGTATCGTGTTCCCATAGTAAGATCTATCACCAGGCGTTATAGATCACTTCCTAAGTATCACTGGTGTGAATTACTTCGGAAGTACTTAACGCGTGATAGTGAATTGGACGTAGGAGAATACGCAGATGGCACCTGCACCATAAAAGAGGCCTGGAGGGGTGATCTGTAATCACCGGTAGTCCAAGAC